CAAGGTCAATGTGGATATTCTTAAGCATGAGTAGGTCCTCTGGATAGTAAACGCTATATATAATTAGTTGTTAGAAGAATTTAGGCGCCGCGAGAATTGCGGGCTTTCTCGATTTCTTGCTGCTCCGCCTCTTTTTGCTTAATTGTGCGCTCCACAAACCAATTGCGAAGACCGACGGGGAGGCTATACAACTCCGCAATTGACCAGTTAGACACATATTTCATATAGAAAAACTGCTCATAGACGGCTTTCATATACTCAGAGTTGAGGCCAAAAAAAGCCCGCATCAAGCGGGACCCCCACATCAGCAGTTTCGCCGCAGTTGGGACATGTCACTTCTTGGGTCAAGTCAATGTCAGGGGTGGTGCGCCCATAGGCTCTCTTGAGAATAGAGGCATCAAGGATAGGCAAGCTGCTGAGAGCGCGCTTAATATAAAAGCGGTCTGTTTGACCATTCAAAGAAACAGTAATAGCTTCAAGCAATGCCAGAGAAGACACTTGACCGGTAGAAGATGCGGCTTCGGTCTCATCTCGACTTGTCAAAAGACGATATTCTACCTCGTATTGGGATTTGGGGAGAGTAAAACAGAACGTATTGTTCTCGGTTGTTTCGATGCCGTACTTTTCCAAAACGTCCTCTATTTCTTTGTTCCCCACATTCTCTAGGTTGAATGTATTTTCGTGAGGCGCTCCGCATGCTTCACAGACCAGAGTGGTGGTATAATCTGGGCCATAGCCGAAAATACGCGAATGGACAAGAAGCGCATTTTTATCTCCCACCAGCAAATCCTGGACTTTGATACTTTTATCGACAATAACACTTTGCAACATTTTGTCCAAGGCTAGCCCCTTTTTGAGAAGGGTTGCCGAAGTCAGAATATCTTCTTCTTTAGCCGTCATGTGTCGCAATTCAATCGTTCCGCACTGATGCAAAGGGTGTCCTTCTGGGTAGAAAGCTCCTTTGCTTGGCAAGTCGACAACTTCCGTGGGTACGATAAATTGAAGCATTGCTGCTGCATCAGGCGCATTTTCGGGTGGCGCTGCTGGGTTTTGGGGGATATCGCCCGTAGGCGTTTGCATTCGTGTTTTATTTGATCTAGCCATTTTAACCTCTCTTGTGGGTAAGTATTATTATAACACTGTTTGCTGTCTATCTTAAATTAATCTACCTGATTTTTCGATATTCAGCGTGATCGTAATGCAGTCTCGCATTGATGGTCATCATTTCATCGCTCGTATAGCTGGCTTGGCCAAAGTTGATAGAGCTAATAAAAGGATCCCAGAGAACCCATTGCTCATAAGTAAGGCCGCGGCTATCTATTTGGTTAAAGGTGATCTGACCGCCGTAAGCTGCGTCACCACTACCAATTAATGCGGAATTTTTCCTTTTCTGGATAGCGCCTACATTGCACCCACCGCCCTGTAAATCCTTCACATAGCCTGATTTCTTCATGATGTCATAAAGAATCGCTGTGTTGTTCTCAAAAGTACCTTCTGCATCGACCAGGTTAATCTCGATAGGGTTCCAGGATAGAACTCCTGGTTTATAGGCTATATCGTTGATATTCAAATATTCACTCACAGTCAACTGAAAGGAGGGTTTTTGAAAAGACCTTAACGTATAAGATGCTATTGGGGTTTCCGAGCTTCCCAAGGTCAAGAACCATTGAAAGGATAGTTTAGGGGATATACTGCCGTCTGACCAAAATGCCATTTTGTAATTTTATATTAACTTAGCTTTGGAGACTGGAAGGTGTGCTCGTTCCGGTAAGCGTTGCATAGTCATACTGTAACGTCATCGCCACTACCACCAAGTCTTCACTCTCATAGTTAAGATCGCCAAAATTCAAGCTGGTGACAAAAGCATTGTTAAGAGTCCAGGTTTCGATAGGAATTCCTTCCGAATCAATCTGTTGGATAGTGGGAGTCCCCACGTTGGCAATGAATTGACCTTTGCTCATCGACTCCAATGCCACTTGCGGGTCGGACGGGATGCGATATCCAGAGTCTGCCACAATATTAGCAAGAATTGTCGAGGTGTCCGGTTGTACGGGATCAACGAAAGTTACGTCAACAGGATTCCAAGTTAATCTTCCAGGATAATGAAAAGTGTGCTGCACAAATTGATGGGGCACACTGCTGACCTCAAACGAAGGTTTCGTTACTGATTTACAGAAGTAAGTTTGAATGGTTGCTCCTGCTAACCCCGTTCCCAAGGTAAATGTCCACCTAAATGCTCGTTTAGGTTCTGTGCTGCCGACGCTCCAAAAAGCCATGTTTTTTATCTCCTTAAAGTTAACTAGTTTCCTAGATTATTTTTTAGTCTTCAAATGCCGCGCCATTATCTGTCAAGATAAAGTCTAGCGCGATAAATTCAATTGCCCTTGCAGGCTTAATGAAGATCTTCGCATACATAATATTACGATCAATGAGATCTTCGGTTGTTGTAGTCTCATCAAGTACCAATTTAAACTTGGTAATTCCGAGACCAGCCTGGACAGAGGCCAGGAAAGGCTCAACGCGACCTTTAAAGCGATTCCACGTGGAGCGTACGTTCTGATCGAAGAGAACTGTCGCTGCAAATCTTGAGATTTGGCGCTTCAAGTAAATCAACAGTCGACGGACATTGATTCTGTCAAGCGCCGATGGCGTTGCTTGCAGTGTCTTCTGTCCGAAGATCACAATTCCCTCTGCTGGGAATTGAGCAATTGGGTTAATGTTAGCGTCGTAAAGCTTGTCGCGCTGCTTAGAAGTCAGTCGTTGGCGAACCGCTGCGACGGGTACACCCGCGTTGCCCAATGAAAGGCCGCCGCGTGTAAAGCCTGCGGGGGCAAACCAGAGTTCCGAGGATTTCTGCGAATAAGACATTGCGCCGATTGCGGCCACCGAGGGAGGTGCCCAGACCAATTGACCGTTGTTCGTGTCGCGAATCTGAATCCAAGGATAATACGCGCAGCCATAACTGGAATTAACCGCCAGATTGTTTCTCATGTTGGTAACAGCTTGATCGACATTCCCTAATCGAGAGGACTCTGCTGCTGTCGACTCGTATTTAGGTGTGTAGCCGTTTTTGATATCAATGACTGCGAGAGCGTCGCCGCGTTGCTCACACATATCTATCAAAGAACGATTAAGAGTGTTGTTGATGACACCAGGCATTGCGGCCAAGTTGTATTCCGTTACTTCTGGATCTCTTAGCGAGTCAATGGCCACCTGACAAGAATTAAACATATAATCCGTGTCCGGATCATCAGTGGTGTTTTGATTAACTGTTCTCAGAGGGGTGGCCTCTTTAATGTTTAGACCATCAAACCCGCCAAAGAGGACCGTGGTGAAGCGGTCACAGCCTGCGTCTTCGATAACTCGGACATAGGAACCAGTGCCGCGGGTATAGCCATAGTTGGCATTACGATCCTCAGAGGCCATCTGGCGCGAACCCGAAATATAAACATTAGATCCTGTCAAAGCTCCTGTGTTGTCTGTGTTACACATATCATCCAGCGTAAACACGAAGGAAGTGGTCGTTGATACACCAGCGCTAAAGTCATCGGTAAGGCGAGCCAGGGGTTTCACCATATCCAAAACGCTTCTATTCAACCGTGTGCTATTGAACGTCGTGTCCACGCCGAACCACACATTTCTAGGATCAGTTGGATCCCCTTCCGACGCTGAAACGCGCAGGCGCAACTTAGGCCAGCCATACTCAATGGTTCCGGTGCTCCCAGTAATCAAGCTAGGTGCGATAGCGTCTGGGGTGAGGAACCCTAGGTCATCAAGATTACCGGAAACCATCGTGGTGGCGCTGGGGTTGGTTGCGTTATCTACGAAAGAATTATACCGTAGCGGTCCAAAGACACCAAATGGCAAGTAGGCCGCATCGGTATCTCCTTTGTCAACGGCGGTGTTCATCTCGATACGAATATATTTAGAGGCATTCGCATAGCTACCATAATCTTTATAGCGCCGGTCTGTATTGTCCCATGTCTGATATTTGTCGCCGATTCTACGGGCGATGTAATTTTCCGAGTTGGGGTTCAAGTTCACATTAGTCCACTGTTCCAAATACTCTACTCGGTTATCTGTATCGGACATCTTCCGAATAGCAAGAGTAAAACTGCCGTAGTCCGTAAAAGAACTCGGTGATCGTTTAAGATCTTGAATGGAGATTTTCAAATGGCGCGAGGACCAGGCGCCGGCGTTGCGTGCAACTACGCGGAATAACTTCTGCATATCACCCGCCTGGAAGCTTCCCGTGGCAGTGCCTTGGGTCATATCCTGGGAAATGAACCAGCCGGATTTTGCCTCTTGGTAGTCTTTCCGACGGTCGGCGAAGAAGCCCGCGGCGCCTTTGGATCCACTAACAAGTGGGAGAATGGCTCCAAGAGTGTTCGTAGAGGTTCCTAGAATGTCGTTAACATTACCCTCGAAGGTTTCACCGAGCCAGTATTTTTGAAGCTGAGAGTCTGATGTCACGCTGCTGTTCGTCAAGGTGGGATTAGTATTGAACACCTTTCGGATAAATTTATCACTTGTATCGCTAAAATCAAAGGCCGTGTCAATAATAGTATTATTACTCTCATTTTTGATCTGTACTTTAAACTCTTGACCGGAGATACTCCGGAAGGCCATGCTCGACCCTACCTGTAGTTCTGGATTGAGGCCAGTCGCAAAGGTTCCGGAGAGGCCGATGGCCGAGCCCGAATTCATGTACCACACTGCCGCCAGAGTACCCGTTACAGGGTTGGAGGCGGGAATTGATTCGCTCACGGCGACAAACAGACCGTAGGCGCCGCCGTTGAGGGGAATTTCTGCTCCCGACGGGCCGCCCGAACTAGCTGAAAGAACCGTGGTTGTCCAACCGGCGAGAGAGCCGGCGG